GTAAGGGTTGCGCCTACGCGCCTACACTTTACTTGTCTTCCAGTGTACAGAGGAAAGTGCTTGCACACCTCTACTGGAAGAACGGAGAGGGTGAATCCGGGGGAGACCCCGGTACTTCTCTCCCATCCTTTACGGTTGTATTAATAAACCTGAAGAGGATGTCAAACACCTGATTCCCTTCGCGGAACCGGTGCTCGAATGCAGACTGGTCTGTTGAACGCAGATCTGCAGTCCTTCTCACTGCTATATTTAGCAAGTGAAGAAGGATCTTGGTCATGTCATTGCCCATAAGAACACCTCTGACCATACGAATCCTGTTGATGACTCTGTCACCTCGGGAAACTTCTTCTCCGAGACTGGAAATTGGTCCAGTCGCGTGAAAATGAACCCAGCGTGGTCCAATTGACCTTAGAACCACGCCCTGTAGGAGTCTTGGAATGCCACATTTGGTCATCCAAGCTCTTCCGATGTACAGTGCTCCTTTATGGAACAGTGCATCTGTCGCAGTACGATAGTCTGTTGACGAAGCGTACCTATGACAAAGCTCAACCTCAAGTTTTAGAGGTTGGCCTTTTCGTGTTGGAGGAGCATTCCTTGCTCTCTCCTGGAACACAAACTGCTTCATATCCTTCTGGAAGAAGGATTTGAAGAGTTCCCATCCGTGTGCGGCTTTGCCCATTCCGGATGCAGAAGATTCTACCTTGGTTAGAGGCCAAGCGCAGATCTTTGCAACAACTTTCAAGACAATCTTGATTGCTGCTGTAGCTTTCGTGACGATCCTAGCCTTTGATGGCTCGGCTGCCGCGACGGTCATGACGGTGTTAATCACCTCAGGATCCGTGCAGAGTATTATATGCAAACAAACGTTGAATATATACTCTCCCATTGTACCACCTCCTGCCAAAACTTCTTCTCGAGTTTTGACTCCGAGGCGTTGTCCTGTTTCCAGATCATAGATCGGTACAGCGACACCAAGCTCACCGGCGAGATATTTTCTCACTGCTTCGAGCGTTCCGCCTTCTTGCTGAGTTTCTTCCCAGCAAGAGGACTTACTTACAGCAGTGGCGGCTTTCGTCCCCAACCCTGTAAAGATGTAGTCCGGCATCTCATCGATTACCGTGTCTACAGACCACCTCAACAGGCCCCATTGGAGCTCTGTTGAAGGAGATTCGGCAACAGAGATAGTTTTTAGAAACTTTGCTTTTGCCTGAAGGGTGACGAGAGCACAAGGCTTTCCCATTCCCCTTTTCTGTCCTAGGATACCAGAAAGGTATGCCTTACGGATGTCCGTCAGACCATTAGCCATTGCTATGGTCCGAAGTGTACCGAAGTAGTTCAGGCCTCTGTGCCTTTGCTCTTCGTTCCAGAGAGGTGTCCTCCAGTCTTGCTGAAGGGTAAACATCTTGATCCTTCCCCTCACAGCTTTAAGTTGTGAGAAGAAGGTTTCAAGCTCGAGGAGGTCGGGAAACTCCGCGAGCTCGCCGTCGATGAATTCGTCTCCAAGTAGACAGTTCAATTCGACGAGAACGAAATGGTCAAATTTCTGGTAAGACCAACGCTCTTCGGGATATGCCAAAAACCTTTGGACATACATCCCGTCAATCGTTCGCAAGACTTCTACAAGTCTTCCTGAACGAGTTTTCCTGTTCCGGTAAGTAGTTTCTCCCCAGAACAGTCCAAGGTCTGTCTTGTCCCAATTTGGGTCAGGTTTTCCTCGGAGGAAATCACCAAGTCTTTGCTTGAGTTTCCTTGACCAAACGCGCTCGGCCCTGTATTCAGGACCATGCATGTTGCAGATCTTCTGGAGTTCTTTTCCCCAGAATGTTCTGTGTAGAAGCATGTTTAGCTTCGTCACCGGGTCTGTAATCTGTTCAAAAGTAACAGGCCGGCGCCCTGTGTATCCTAATGGTATTAGGATGTGCAGTGGGATGGGGTCGCTGATGCTCAATACGTCACCGCCCCAGATCACAGGTTTCGGGTAACTTTGCCCGTGCACCTGTTTCCAGACTATTGCCTGTATTACAGAAAAATAGTCCATGTACCGGATTCTCTCAGGAATTGGAGTTTTCCGGTCCGGTCCCGTACGGGGTCTTGGTGACTCCGCCGGTCCAGCTTGCTCAGGTGACTCTGTTTCAGAGTCACTGTCTGCAGCCACCATCTTTGGCCCCAAACGGGGCGTTCGAGGTGTTGTTGTTTCCGAAGGAACCTCAGTTGTTCCTCGGTCACTGTACTCGGCGACCATCTCATGGACTTGGCTTTTAGTAGCGTGCCATGATTTGGATTCGTCGTCCCAATGCTCAGTCTTGATTCCTTGACTGTGCAGGGCAAGCAGGTTCTTTCGTACTGATGTTGAACCTGGCATCCGCACAGCAGTTGCACTTGGCACCTGCTTTGCGGCAAGATACAGAATCCTCTCTTTGAGGACTTTCTGTATCCCTTCATCGGCTACGTCTTCCATGCTGCTTCGGCGGTTGAACCTGCGTTCAGCGGTAAGCGCGTGACCGAGAAATGGTGGGTATCTCGTTGACTTGTCAAGAAGAAATACCCTCCGTCGGCGCCTTTCCTCTGCCCCCCCGGGGCCTTGGAAATGCTCAGGTAGATCGAGGGATAACCCCTG